GTGGCGAAGGAGGAGAGCTCACACTTGAATACATCGAACGCTTTTGTTTCGGAGTTTTAAGGTTTCTTCCTTCGCAATATTACGAAATGAGTTTTAAAGAGGTCGTTATGGCTATGCAAGGTTATAATAATTTCTTTGAACAACAGGAGCAAACAGAATGGGAACGAATAAGATGGCAGACAACTTTACTATTAAACGTACACACGGCAAAAGGTAAAAGTTTAAAGCCAAAAGATTTAATCGAGTTTCCATGGGAAAATCCTACAAAAAAAGAAACTAATAGAAGTTTGACAAATAATGACAAAACAATATTTGACAAATGGGATAAAGAAGGATAATGGCAATAGGTAAACTACTTTTAAAACTTGGCATTGATACTACTAATCTTGACAAAGAATTAGGTAAGGTAGAAAAGTCTATGACAAAGTTTGGACAAAATATGTCTAATCTTGGCTCTACCTTGACCCAGTCATTGACACTGCCTATTATTGGTGTTGGTGCTGCAGCTTTAAAATCTTTTGCCGACATGGAGAGGTTAGAATTAGGATTAACTGCTATTATGGGAAGTAGTAAGGCAGCTGAAGTAGAATTACAAAAATTAAGAAAAACAGCAGAAAATCCTGGTCTTGCTTTACCACAAGTTGTACAAGCATCATCTACATTACAAGCGGTTGGTTTAAGTGCTGATGCTGCCAGAGAAACTATTACGCAGTTTGGAAACGCTACAGCAAGAGCAGGTAAAGGAGCAGTCGTTTTTGATGAATTAATTTTTGCTTTTTCTAAAATACAATCTACTGGTAAAATAACACAAGAATCAATAAACCAAATAGCTGAAAGATTACCAGGTTTTAGTACATTATTACAACAAACATTTGGAGCATCTACGGCAGAAGGAATAAATGCGACAGGTATATCTGCTGAAGATTTCTCTAAAAAAACAGTAGAGGCATTATCTAATTTACAAAGAGCTCAAGGAGGTTTAGGAAATAGTTTTGATAACTTAACCGACAATATTACAGCATCACTTGCAGAACTTGGTAAAGTAATAAATACAAGTTTAAATGTAGAAGGAATTTTTATAGCGTTATCAGATAAAATAAATTATTTAGTACAAGGTTTTAAAAAATTAAATCCAGAGACACAAGGATTTATTGTATATGCTGGCTTAATTGTAGCAGCTATTGGTCCTGCAATTTTTATAGTAGGTAAAATGATTACTACTTTTGGTGCATTAGCAGGTACTACCAAAATGATTATTGAAACCTTTGGAAAACTAAAAGGTACTATTATTAAAGCATTTACAACTATTCTTGCTAATCCTGCTATACTTGGTATTACTTTAGCTATTGCTGCTATTGGTGCAGTTGCTTTGTATGTTTATGATAACTGGGAGGCATTTGCAAGTAGGTTTACAAATATTTGGATAAACATTAAAAACAGTGCAAACAAGGGAGTAGCTGATTTTATGATGGCTATTGATAAGCTACAAAAATCATTTGGTGTAAAACTATTTGACGTTAGTGGGCTTACGTCTTACACAGCAGAACAAAAGGTAGTACAAAAAGAATTTAAAAGTATAGGAGAAACAGTTGATAGTTTATCTGGCAAATTAAAAGGTTTATTTTTAGCTAAACCGAAAAGTGGTACAACAGATGAAACAATTATAGATAAAACTAAAACTGATACTGGTGGTGGTACAGGAGGAGCAGTTAAAATAGATAAAAGTATATTTAAATTTGATGGTTACAAAACTTTAACTGAAATATCAAAAGCAAAAGAAGATTTAGATAAAGCAGTATTAACTGAACTTGGGCCTAAAATACAAGAGCAATTAGGTTTTACAAATAAAGGATTAGATGCAACGTCAAGAGGAATGAAACAAGCAGCTATTGATGTAGCTGTTTTTGGGCTTGCAATGAAAACTAATGCTCCTGCTTTTGCCGAACCATTTACAGCAGCTGAAGAAGCTGCGGCAAAATTACAAGATAAGATTATAGATTTATCAGATGCTTTTACAAATATTTTAAATGGAGCGTTAAACGATTTGGCAGTTGGATTTGGTGAACAATTAGGCAATGCTTTAACTGGTGCAGGTTTTGGTGTAAAAAATTTACTTGTGCCATTAGCTGAAGCAATTATATCATTTGGTAAAATGGCTATACAAGCAGGTATTACAGCATTAGCAATTAAAAAGGCTCTTACCTTAGCACAGGCTCCTCTTGCGATTGCCGCAGGTATTGCATTAGTTGCAATAGGTACTGCAATTAAAAATGGAATAGCTACTCCAAAACTTGCCGAAGGCGGTTTGGCATTTGGGCCCACAATGGCAACTGTTGGAGATAATAGAAATGCTCGTGTAGATCCGGAAGTAATTGCTCCTTTGTCAAAATTAAAGTCAATGATGGGAGACATGGGTGTAGGTGGAGTATTGGAAACAAGGATAAGCGGAAATGATTTGATTATATTGTTGAACAGATCACAAAAGGGTCTTAGCAGAATACAATAATGGCTGTAAGGTTTGAAACTACTGTATATAATGAGAAAGGCAGAAAGATTAATGTTGCTATTAAAGACAATGTTTTTTCTGGCATGACTTATAGTTTTGATACTATTTCTTTGTCATTACAATACGATAGCGAAAGCCAACAAGGACAAGAAAGATTTACTCCTATTATCGGATCATCTTGCAATTTATCGTTACTTATAAATAATAACGATTTAGAGACATTATTACTTGATATTGGATTAGCAGTTGAGGGAAGGTTTACAATGGATTTAACTGCCTACGAGGATGACAATACTACTATATCGTTTAGGTGGTACGGTTACATAGTTACAGATTTAGTACAATTTGAGGACATTCCTTTGTCTATTGGTTATGTTGCTCAAATATCTGCCATTGATGGATTAGGATGGCTAAAAACATTGGACTACAAAAGTGCAGTAGGGCCTTATAATGGACAGGACACAGTAGTACAACATATTTTAAATTGCCTTAATCAATTAGATTTTGTTCAGAGTGAACTGGTGGCAAATAGTCTGCCAGTGCTACACACTGTTTTTAATTGGCATGAGAGTACATTGACATATAGTTCAGATAATGATTTTGCTTTAAAAACTGCAATACAACATAGAGCATTTTATCATATTGACACAAAGAAAAATTATACTTACCAAAGTTGCTATGATGTAATTAAAAAAATATGTCAGGCACTTGGTGCAAGAATTATATTTAGCGGTAGTCAATACTGGTTTATTCAGATTAACCAATATGCTAACAATCCATCTTCATTACGTTATTTTAAATACAGTGCTTTAGGTGTTCAAACATCTGGCACTTTTACTGATGACTTTACTTTATCTAACGTACAAGGTAATTTAGCAAGTAGTGATTTAATGAGATTAAGTGGTGGTAAATGGACTTATTACTCGGCTTTAAAAAATGCTTTAGTACGTTATAATCATAATGCTAAAAAGAATTTAATGCCTGGTGTGGTTTATAACTACATTACAAATACAGATCCTGTTATAGTTAGAACAGATACATTAGATAGTACAAACAATGAAGCTAAACTTAGCTATACAGGAATGTTATATCAAAGAAGTATTTGGTCAACTGGAGGAGGTTTTGTGCCTCATATATTTGTATATGCTGTAAAAGTTGCATCTATTATTGATTACATACCATTAATGGGTTTTAATATATTACAGACCTGGACACTTGGAAGTGGATGGAGTATATTAAATGGTAGTTTATTTGCTACTACAGTTACAGGAGTAGTTGAATGGACAGGCAGCTCGGTTGTTTCTAATAGATATTATTACGTTACTATAAAAGTAGGAACTTTGCAGCAAGGTGAATTAAGATTACGCATTGGTGGAGTTACTAAAACTATAACTACTGAAGGGGATTACGAGTATAAAATTTATACAACAAATACAGATGCTTTTAAATTAGATTCTATATCAGCTTTAAAATTTACTGGTGTTATTGATAATTTGCAAGTTAAACAAGAAAGTAAATATTTAAAAAGACCAGTTACTTTTACTAATGGTTTTAATTACCAATTAGGTGCAGCAAGTTGGGAAAGTAGCTTTTATGAATGGGAATTTGTAACAGACATTATAAATTTAGATGGCACTGAAATTAATAACAAAACTATTTCATTTGACACTTTAGCTATTCCAGAAACAGGAGAATATGTTTGGGAGATGCGTCTTAAAGAAGTTAGGGATGAAAGTGGCACAGATATAAAAGCAGATTATGCCATTGAATATTATTTGACTAATAATTATTTAGAATTTCTACCAGATGGCACTATACAAGGTCAATCAGATTTAAAAGAATTTGCAAGTGATAATGATGATAAATCATCTGTTGTCTGCAATCTTGATACATACCTTGGTGATGGGCCTTCTGCCACTACTACCGGAGGGCTTAGAATATTAAATTCATCAAGTATTTACGTTCCATCAAGTGCATGGAAAATAGGTAACACTGGTACTGCTAAAAATGTAAGTCAATTATTGGTAAATGAAATTATACGAGGACAGCTCACACCAAAGCTACGCATGGTAGATATGCCATTCCAAAATTTATCAGTTGACAATCCTTACCTTCCTCACAAGGTCATAGAATATTCATCTGGATATTACGTTTTCGAAAGAGGTAGTTTTGATTTAAAAACAGAGATTTGGCAAGGTGATTACTTTAAAATAGAATTGGATGCCTAACTATACAGAACGCACAGTATTATCTAAACCTCGCGACTTTGCCGACGTTGCAAACAATGCAGGCAGTGGCGGTGTGGTAAATAATAATGTCACAGAAACAATAAATAATGTTACAGTAAATGGCTCTGCCGTTTCAATATTTAATCAAGAATTTCTTGCATCTTCATCCAATGTTTTAACCTGGACACAAAATAATGGAGTTTTACCAGTAACTAATTTAAAAGCTGCTATCCATGTTTACCAAAATGGTCAGAAATTAATAGACAGTCAATATGTAATAACGGCACCTGCTACTATTACCATAGATATTAACACACATTACGATGGCAGTAATTATATTGTCTTTGCAATAAACATAATATAATGGAAGAGATAAAAGCACCAAAGAAAGAAAGAAAGTTTTTAAAAGCCGTTGGAAACATTGCCAAGGTTTTAGCCAATGAATTAATAATGGGCATTGGGCGCAAGTTTATCGGCAAAGCTATTAACAAAGTAGGCAACAAACGGCAAGGACTTGTTATTGCTTTTCTTTTGGTGGCAGGAATATCTTATGCCTCCATAGATTCCATTCCCTACCCAATAACAGGAAATAAACAAAGATTAGGTTTTCAGACTACGGGAAACGGGTTGGTATGGAGAGGTCTTGTTTCTGATACAGTAACTAAGCCTACAAGCTATGCAGATAAGAATGTAAAAGCCTATTTAGTGTTAGATAGTGTAACAGGAAGTATATATGTTTGGAAACAAGGCGCCTGGGCATCTTTAGTCGGTGGCGGATCATTTACACAGCCTGTTGACTCATTATTTTTTGATACAAGTGTTTCCCCTAACAATGTGGACACGGCTAAAATGCGATGGGATTATGAGTTAGGTACGGTTGTACTGGGAATGTATGACCAAGTGCCAAATGAAATAGGCTTTAAAAACTTTTGGTTAGTTAAGAATCAGACAGGCTCAACCATTACAAAAGGAAGTCTTGTTTATGCTAATGGCACGGTGGGAGCAAGTGGAAGAATAACAGTTGCAAAGTTTATAGCCAACGGTTCAATAGATGCAAAATTGCTATTAGGAATAACGGCACATGATTTAAGCAACGGTGAGGATGGCTATGTTATTTCCTTTGGCAAGATAAGGCAAGTTAACACTGATACCTTTGCGGCTGGTGCTATTCTTTATCCTTCGCCAACTACTGCTGGTGTTTGGACAGATGTTGAGCCAGTTGCACCAAACATTGATATGCCTATTGGCTTTTGTATAAATTCATCTTCAAACAATGGTACAATTTCAATTCGTGTGGCATCGGGTTATGCATTGCATGAGCTTCATGATGTTGCAATCACGTCACCTTCTGCAAACGCAAGTTTATATTATAAAAGTGGATTATGGCGCGACACAACTGCTACCTTATTGGTCAGTGACACGGCTTCCATGTTAGCCAACTATGCCACTAAAGCATACGCAGACACAAGCGGCAGATTTTACGCAAGACAAGATTTTAGAAATGTATTATCAAGCACTTTAACCTGGACACAAACAGATACTTTAGTAGTTAATGATACAACATCTTTGCAAGTATATAGGAATGGTCAAATACTATTACCAAGCCAATACACTGTACCTACAAATGCCTCTGTTGTCATTGGCTCAACTGCTTATAAAGTAGGAGAAAATTATACAGTCATTTTACCTCGTGGCGGTGGTGGTGGTGGAAGTGGCAGCGGATCACTTACCTCAATATCTGGAGGCACAGGAATACTTGTATCACCAAATCCAATCACAACCACAGGCACAGTCTCCGCAGACTTATCTGTTTTAATGGAGTTAACAGATACTACTTTATTAAATCTTACTACAAGGTTTGCGACTAAACAAAACAATATTACATTAACTACTACAGGAAGCAGCGGAG